CGGTTATGCCTTGATATGTGATCGTGAGTCTTGGCACGTTAGACATTGATCTGGGTTCCATCGGTCAGAGTGACTTGGATCTGCCCGGTCACACCTCGGGCCTGATCGTAAATCAGTACGGGAGTTGCCGACGCTACGTCAGGAACGCGCAGCGCCTCTTGCTGGTACCACGCCGCCAGGGTTGCTTGCGCTGGTCGCTGCCCAAGCACTGATTGCTCGTAGGGGATGCCATCATCGGTGTTGTAGGGGGCCTCTCCGCGCCACAGAAGCGACTGGCTTGCCACGTCCTGCGCCACAGAGTAGGCAGGCGAAGACAGAGCAATGCTGCCGGATGCGTCCACATCTAGATCCCATGTGGTGGGGTTGAGAAACATCGTATCCATCAGTTCGCCTTCGTCAGTGTGGTGAGTTGGTTTGCATCCATCTCTTGGCTCGGCGTCGGGCCGCCGCCGTGGGTGTGCCCGTTGAACAACTCCACAAACCGCTCGTCCACCAGCTTGCGCACATCGGCGCCTGTGTCGCCCAGTTTAACACCGGATGTGTTGTGAACCAAAATTCCGCCCTCGGTGATCTGGACGTAGCTGGTAGGAGTGCCGTTTAAGAAGCCCCCCAGATAGAGCGCATCACTGAAATCGTGCGATCGCCAGCTGCCGGGAGGTGCTGCGTCCTTTACCGACTTCACCGCCGAGATATCACGGGAACAGAAGCAGGCCATGCCAATGTCCCCTGGCACTGGGTCAACGATCACCGCATTGGTGCCGCCCTGCAGGCGGAAGTATGGCACGTTACTGATCGCGCCATGCTGCACTGTGTTTCCTTGGCCGTCCACCATGTCCACCAGCACCTTGATGTCCACCTGCCCTACCGGCGCCAGCCCGGCATTGCGCACGGCCATCACCCGCACCGGAAGGGATGTCTGTAGCTTCAGCATGGTCTGCTGAATGGCGAAGTTAAGGCCGTTCTGATGGCTGTCGAAATCTGACGGGAGGGCCAGGGGGTTGTTGGTTTCTGCCATCTATCTCGTCCTCACAAGCTGGCTGATCGCATTCGCATTCACGTACATGAACCACGCGCCGCCAGGGGTCTCGCAGTCGAGATTGATTGCCACGCTGCGGACGTACCAATCACCAGCGCACGGAGTGACGCTGGTTTCCAGCTTAATCTGGCGCCCGCGATAAATGCCAGGGTCATAGAGACACATGAAGTCTACCCCGAGGTGTGTTGGCGTCGGCCACCCTACCAGCCCCAGCTCACTATTCATCACAACCGGATCTTGGCTGCGCGGCGTACCGATCGGTGCGATGGCGATCAAACCTTCTGACGGCTCCACCCACAACTGGCAGCGTGCCATGTCGCACAGCGTACGCAGCTGGTTCAGATATGACCCGCTCAGGTAGGCGTCGGAAACGGTTGCGTCCACGCCGTTATTTTCCAGCGGCAGGCCGATCCTTTTGCAGAGCTCCGCAGCGATAGCGGTAACTTTCTGAGGCCCCGGCCACGATGTCGGAGGGTTGGCATCAACGGACGACTGCAAAGACTGGTACGCCTCGATCATGAATGACACATCAGGCGCACCCATGTAGTCGGCGTAGGCGCTGCCGATGGTGCCAAGGAAAAGCGTATTGTACTGACCATCTGGTCCGGTAGCCTCCACCAGCACCTCGTTACGCTGCAGCTCGGTGTTGACGTAGTTGATGATGGTAAGGCGGTTCATGACGTCTTGCGCCAGGCCCTTGATACTGATCCGGGCTGTGGCGAACTGCCATCCACCCGGCGCGTTAATCTGCACGGACGATCGGAACCCCTCATAGACAACCGTGTCAGGCTCGCCAGGGCCAGCAAATGACCCGGTGCGCATCTTGAAGGTAAACCTCAAGCCTCTGGGTTGAAAAGAAGTTGCCACCGGCTGCCCCATCCTGTGTAGTCGGGCGCGTCGTCGCCCTGGGTGTCATTGACTGCGATATCACCGATAAAGCCAGTGTAGGGCACTCGCAGGATTGCCGATCGGTTAACCATTAGCACCGTGTCGCACAGCACCTGTCCGGCCCATGACGCGCTCAGATACTGGCGTCCGCCAAGCTGGCGCAAGTACAGAGTCACCGGCTGACCGGCAAGCGTCACCTGCACAGTCTGGGCTGGCACGGCGCGCAGGGGTATTTGTTCTATTGCCATAAGCTCCTCATGAACCCAAGGTGTCCGTCGGTGCAGTTACTTGGGAGTCCCACTGAATGTCCTTCACCGGATCGATGGCTTCACCCAGCTGCACTCGAGCGGTTGGCGTGGGCGGGACGTTGTTCGGGTCTGCGATCTTGCTGTTGCTGTAAACCACTTGGGTCTCGCGTACTTCCTGCATCATCAGGTCGGCGACAATCATCCCGGCCCCGCTGGAGGCCCCGCGCAGGATCCGGTACTCAACCAGCGTGTAACCGCTGTATCTCTTCTCGGGCATGACAATATCCCACTGAGTGGGCAGGTTCAGGTTCTCTTGCAGCCAGTCAGTGATATATGAGCGAGTCGATGCCCGACCTTCCTTCGTGACCCGCAACATCAGCACACCAGGATTGCGCACTTTGTTGTAGCTGGTGAAGCTCCCGCTCTCGATAGGATAGCTTGACGCCTCGGTGGACCCGTTGATGCCCATCTCCACAATGGAGTCCACCATCACGGGGCCATCCTCCTTGCCCGGCTCGAAGATGCCCCACTTGTCGCCCGGGAGCAGCGCAGACCACAGCGACCCGATAGCCGAGCTCAACACGCTGGTTATCGGTGCCGGTATCTGCCCGCTCTTAAGGACTGGAAAGCCAGGTATTCCGGCCATGTTTACTCCTTGGTTTGCCTTGTCGGCTTGCTATGGGGATTATTGCACAAAAGGTGGTGATGGGGTATCTGGGGCCCCGCGGCCCCTTTCCCTCACCTCAACCCCGGGTCAAACTGCCGCACGATCTCCCCTTTCAGTCCCGACGCAATGCCTCGAGCATCTGTTGCCTGAGTGTTCACCGTAACCTGTCCAATGCTCACCGACTGGCTGCCACCACCGCCACCCTGCGCCATATTTATCCCGCTCAGGATCTGCTGGTCGTTCAGGTAGGACTTGCCAGCTTCGTGCTGGCTGATACCACGGATCATGGCTGCAGCTGTCGCGGGGTCGCCGAAGTTCAGCTGCTGGTTCGGGTCGAGACCGGTTGTCTTCGACAGCGCATTGATATAGGCGCCGGTGTTGTTGGCACCCTCTGGCGCATAGACGCCCATGATCTCGGTCAGCGTGTCAATGCCGCGCTTCTGGTACAGCTGCAGCTGGCGGTACAGGGCCGCAACCCCTTCCTCGGTGCTTTGGAACTTGGCGAAGGTGTGGCCCGCGACCGTCTCACCCTTGGTGGCCCCGCGCTGTCCAGCGAACACCAGATTTCCCGGGTTGTTGTGGCGCTCGGCTACCGTGCCGCCTTTTTTGTTGGCGGTGGTCGGCCCCATGTAGTTTTCGCCTTGCAGCTTGCGGAGCTCTTCATCCTCTCCCTTGTTCAGCCCGCCAGAGTAGAGAAGGAATCCCAGCGGGGCCGCCAGAGACGCAGCGCCAGCGGCAAGCCCTGCCATAGTGGCCGACAGGGACGCAATCCCGCCAATTACCGCCGAGCCGCCGAGAAGGCGCAGGGTAGCCAGGGCCAGCAGCAGTGACGTGCTCCACCCCTCTGTTTTCTCGTCCAGCTCGGCGAATATCCCAACAGCCTGCGACAGTGGCGGGATGATCACTTCGGCCATTTTCACGAATGACTCGGCCAGCCTCTCAAGCGACGGCAGCACCTTGATCACCAGCTCTCGGGTCAGCTTCTCCAGTCGCTGCTGGGCCTTGATCCAAGTCTGCTCAGCCTTGTAGGCGGCGTCGGCATCCTTTTGGCTGAAACCCTGCTGGGCGGCCAGCGTGCTGCGAAGCTCCTTGCCACCCTTGGCGATCAGGTTTATGGTGCCTTCGTCGAAACCCATCTGCTTGAGATAGGAGTAACGCTGATTCCGATCTGGAAATGCCTTCTCGGTGGAGTCGGAGATATCGGCCAGGATGTCGGTCAGCGGCTTGGCCTTACCGGCCGCATCGGTGACGCTCACGCCAAGCTGGCGCAGGTAGGGGGTGATCGCGCTGTCACCCTTCATGAAGATTTCGGTTACTTGGCTACCCAGGTTCTGCAGGGTGCCAAGAAAGCCCTCCATGCTACCGCCGTTCAGCTCGCTGGCTTTGCCCCAGCGGTGCATAGTGTCGGCGGAAATGCTCAGGTTCTTGGACAGGCGGGATAGGTTGGCGCCGGTGCTTACCACGTTCTTTGTAAAAGAAACCAGCCCTGCCCCCGCAGTCATTACAGCAAGAA